GACTTGGTAGTCTAGTAAACGCCGCTAGAGGTTTTCGGGATAATTTCTACAATTACCACGATATTTTAAGCTTTAACTCCATATGGGGCAACGCTGAATGTCGATTGTAAAATCATGTATTTAATTTTGATATAAGAAATACACTTTAAGTACACGTCCAACCCAGAGACTTCTTTTCTTTTTTTGAAAAGTTTTTATTATTGAATAATAAACTATCTGTGGATATTGGAGCAGATGCACTAGGATTTCGCATCTCCATCAAGCGCAGGGCTAGCCCCCCGAGCGTCTTGAGGTGGTCTTCTTCAATACCTGTACCTTTTCACTAAAAAAGCTACAAACAATAAAACAATGATGCGAAAACAAAGACTTTTACAGTCAAAATTAGCGCTGTTAAGACGCTCGGCTTTAATTTGCCAAGTAATCTTAACCAGAGTTTTAATGTTAGATAACTCATTAGTCCAGAACATCATGAATCAATTTTTGACAGTGATGGAAAACAGATTCCAACATAGAGGATTTGCCGAAAGTATATTATACTTAAAGGCGGTTCGTCTTGTTGTTGTGCGGTATTTATTTAAAAATCCGTATCTTGATCATCCATTGGTTAAGGTGAATAAAGAAGGTTTTCCAAAAGATTTTATCTATTTATTAGATTTAATCAATTTAGGAACTATCGAATCAAAGAAAGGTGTTTTCACAATATTAAATATTGGAAGAGCCTTTACTTGGGGAGATAAACCCGATTTATCTACCATAACTAACGGATGGACTGGAACCGACACTATAACTAGTGAAGAATTACAGTTTGCCCTTGATGTATTAAAAATACAAAAAGGTAAAATACGTGATTTCGATAATAAATTCCACATGTCTGTTAAGAGAGGACCCCAGGGTCAAGCGTTATTAACCAGTTTAACTGAACTTACGTTATTGCCTCAAGAACTAAAAGATAATATTATACTTTTAGGAGGAAATAACCTAGGCCAAGTTATAAGCCGGTTAACTGCTGCTCCATGGGGACTATCATGGGCCTCTTTATGGGCCTTAATAGTTCCTCCTAAATCCAATTCACTTAGAAAATTATCATTCTTTGGTGATCCGGAAGGAAAAGTTAGAGTAATAGCAATTTTCGATTATTGGAGCCAAACAGCTTTATTGCCCCTACATAGGGGGATAATGAGAATTCTTTCGAATATCTCAACTGATGGTACTAAGAATCAAAACTTCTTTACATCTAAATCGTTACTACCTAATGGTGATAATTCATTTCACTCGCTAGATTTAACTGCTGCAACCGATAGAATGCCCATTGCGCTTCAACAGCGTATTGTGGAATATCTATATGGTTCTGCGGAGAAATCGAAAGCTTGGAAATATATTATGACCGATTTGGCTTTCACAATTCAGCTATCGAATAATGACATACGTCAAGTTTCGTACGGGGCTGGCCAACCAATGGGAGCATATAGCTCATGGGCAGTTATGGCATTAACACATCATATTATCGTTCAAGTTTCCGCTTTTAGAGCGGGATACAGATATCTTTTTACAGATTACTGTTTACTTGGTGATGATATACGTATTGATGTCGATAAAGTAGCTGAACAATATATCAAGTTACTTTCAGAACTAGATATGCCTATATCTATGCCGAAAACTCATACTTCGAAAGAAGGATTTGAATTCGCTAAGAGATGGTTTATATCAGGGGAAGAGGTGACAGGATTTAGTGTTTCAGGTTTACTATCTGTTTTTAAAAGTTATTCGCAATTGCATAATTTCTTTCAAAATCAGATCAGCCATGGTTTTAAAATTCCCTTTAGCGGGCAGGTCGAGCTAATATCCGCAGTACATAAAATTATCTATGAAAAGAATTTTATTATCAATAAAACTAATTCAATGATAAAACTATATACTGTTTTTGATAAGCTGCAATCATTTATTAAAAACAATGATTACACTGAAGTGAAACAATTAGAATTTATTGAAACAATAAATAATTTGTTTGGCTTCACCTTCTTTAGTCCAACGGTATTAAATACCGATGTTCCTAATATTCTGAAAAGAATCATAGGGCTAGCTAAAGAAGAACTTATTAAAAAGGATATGAAGAGATTTAATGAAGAGCATAAAACATATTTCAAAGAACTATGTAAAGCTTTGACATTAAAACCCAACAGACTTGATGGTGCTACCATAAAACGCGAGAACGAAGGGAAAGTACGGGTCACTTCTATAGACAGTCCTACTCCTGGTGGAACTTTACAAGTTCTACAAAGGTCTTTACGACCTGGAGTAAGGGAAATGTTTACAAAAATGATCATGTATAGTTCCTCGTCATTAGTTATGACTAATAGAACTAAAGTTTCTTTATTAGGAACCATGATTAATGATGAAGTAGCTTTAACGCATCCATTACTTAATACTGTAAATCACCTCCTTAATCAAGGAGCTAATACATTAGATAAACTCGAAGACCGATTGGACTCCGATGTCTCTATTGATTGGATACTTGAGGAAGGTTTGGCGAAATACTTCTTAAGTAAAGGAACGTTTTCCTTACGTAAATCGGACTCTCGGATTCTAGCTGAAAGTGCTCTTACCAAATTGGTGATAGATATCTTCAAAAGAATCGAAACAAATAAATCTGTTTCCATCCTGGATCCGTAACCTATTCCTTTTGAGGCATTTAGCATTAGATCTTTGATGCCGGTACGTAAAAGAATTACTACTCCTTTCATCAGTTATAGTTCATAATTAGAAGCTATTACACCAATCATATTTATATGCAGGACTTAAACGCCCTGGTTAACAAAATACTAGGTATTCTGTATATAAGATGATTAGGAAATAGTGGAAATTAGTTTGTTCATCTAAGGACCAATAGGATTCAGGTGTTCCTTAACAGGAAACTGTAGAATCATGAGCTGAAGTGCTGGGTTTACCCATACCTTTAGCTTGTGACGACCCCCTTTTGGGAGATAGTCGATGCTCAATTTGGACCTATAA